AACATGGACACGATGCTAATCGTGGAGGTAAAGTGTCCATATAATAGCGTGAATCACTTTATGCACGCACGTGTGCACTGCGGCGAAGACCTCAAGGACGTGAACGACGACTACTACTGGCAGGTCCAAATGAACATGCTAGTACACGGATGCACTGCGGCATACTTTGCCAGCTACGATCCACGTCAGCCAGAACACCGTCGCCTGCACTTTGCTCGCATCGAGGCAGACGTTGACGCACTGGAGGAGCTATGTCAGCGCATGGAGAAGGCGAACGCTATTAAGGACAAATACGTGAACGAGTGGAGGGCAAAAGCATGAAGAACTCCTTCGTCCTGCACCACGACAGCCTTGCTGTGCTCGATGCTCTCACCGACGAGCAGGCAGGTCAGCTCTTCAAGGCCATGAAGACGTACCACATGAGCGGCGTGCTGCCTGTGGACGTCCTTCTACACTGCGCACTTGTGCCCTTTATTAATCAGTGGACTCGTGACCTTGAGAAGTGGGAGCGCATCGCTGAGATACGGAGAGCCTACGGCCACAAGGGAGGACTGGCAAAGGCTAGCAAAGCAAAGCAACCTATAGCAAAGGCTAGCAAAAGCAAGCAAGCGCTAGCAAAGGTTGACAAAGCTAGCGGTAATGGTAGTGTTAGTGTTAATGGTAGTGTTAGTGGTAGTGTTAGTGTAAAGGAGAAGAGTGCGCCCTCACCGTTTCCGACTCTGGAGGAAGTGCAGGCGTTTTTCAAGGAGAACGGCTACAGCATCGAGTCAGCGACCAAAGCCTTCAAGTACTACGACGACGCCAACTGGCGAGACTCACGTGGCGAGCTTGTGAGGTCGTGGAGGCAGAAGATGCGCGGCGTATGGTTCAGAGATGAGCATCGCACCACAGCACGCGCTCAGTGGGGCACTAATCAGCCAGCGCCTGCCGTCTATACACCGCCCGAAAACTATCGACCGGTATGACGAGCAGAATACCAGCACACGACCTTGAGCTCGAGAGCATCGTGCTCGGCGCAATCCTGCTCGACGGTAAGGCTATGACCTCGGCACTCGGCCACATAGGTCACGAGCGTTTCTACGACAGACGTCACGGCACTATCTTCGAGGCTATGACTGAGCTCTATGTTCAGAACAAGCCTATCGACCTGCTCACGGTCACGCAGGTAGTGCGCAAAAAGAAGCTGCTCGATCAGTGCGGAGGTCCTGCGTATATCGCTGCGCTGACCAACAGAGTCGCATCGACGTCGAACCTCGAGGAGTGGTGTATGCTAATCAGTGAGCACTACATGAAGAGAGAGTTCGCCCGGATCAGCGCACAAGTGAACGAGCAAGCCTACGACGCCAGTGCTGACGTGTTCGACATATTCGACCGCTTCTCGTCGCAAATTAGCGCCGTATTTTCGACTAACGTCAAGACATCGGTGTCACACGTCAACGAGCTCACCGAAAGCGTCGCAAATAGCGTTATTTCACGCGAAACAGATACGGCTGGAGTCAGTGGCTTCACGACAGGCATATCGGAGGTCGACAAAATAATCGGAGCGCACCAGAAGAGCGACCTCATGTACATGGCAGGACGTCCCGGAATGGGCAAGACAGCTATGGCCATAAGCGAGATGCTTAGCCTCGCTCTTCGAGGTGTGCCTGTAGTGTTCTTTTCGCTCGAAATGTCAAGCTCTCAAGTAATCCTGCGACTCATCAGCATGATGAGCGGCCTCGACGGGGCGAAGGTCATGAAGTACAGACTCACCACGGACGAGATGCGCCTCTTCCAGCACACGAAGGACCGGCTCAACAAGCTGCCGATCTACATCGACGACACGGCAGGCGTGTCCATATTTGACCTACGCACACGCGTCAAGACTATGGTCACCAAGTACAAGGTCGCAATCGTATACATCGACTACGTGCAGCTCATGACAGTGGGCACTCAGCTCAGAAAAAACGGAAGCAACCGGGAGCAGGAGCTCAGCCTCATCAGTCGAAACCTCAAGCTAATCGCGAAGGAGTGCGACGTGCCAGTGGTCGCCTTGAGTCAGCTCTCGAGAGGCGTCGAGTCGAGAAGCGAGAAGCGTCCCATGCTCTCGGACCTCAGAGAGTCCGGATCACTGGAGCAAGATGCGGACGTCGTGGTCTTCCTCTTCCGTCCAGAGTACTACGGCTTCAAGGTCGACGAGTCTGGCAACGGCATGGAGGGCGTGGGCGAGTACATAGTGGCCAAACAGCGCAACGGCTCGACAGGCATCGCTCGCATTCGTTTCAAGGCCGAGGTCATGCAATACGTCGACTTCAATCAAAACACCAACACTCCAACACCCTTTTAACTATGAAAGTATTCAGAAACAGCGACGGCAGCTACGACGTGCTGAACTCGAAAAACGAGCTCTTCCATGTCGTGAACGTTGCAAAGAAAATCGGACACGTGACGCCTCTCTGGAAGCATAACAGCAAACAGCTCAGACGCCTGCCTCGTCAAATAATGAACATGATAAACCTCTTCGAGCCATGAAGGACAAGACAAAAAGCGACAAGTCGGAAACTGTCAAGACAAAAAAGTGCAAGATCTGCAAGAAGAGCTTTGTCCAGACCTTTAGCACGCTACAGGTAACCTGTACGACTATCAGCTGCGTGCTGGCATACTCGAAGGCTATGAAGTCGAGGGACAGCCGTCTGAAAATACAAGAGATGCGCGAGAAGCTCAAGACCAGACAGGACCACCTCAAGGAGCTACAGGTCGTGTTCAATACCTTCGTGAGACATCGAGACAAGGCGAAGCCGTGTATCTCATGCGAGAAGCCTCTGAGTGCCAAATTTGACGCAGGTCACTACTATAGCGTCGGAAGCTATCCGAACCTCCGCTTCGATGAGTCGAACGTCCACGGCCAGTGCGTCGAGTGCAACCAGCACCGACACGGCAACCTCCTCGAGTATGCTGAGAGGCTACCGGGTAGAATAGGGCAGGAGGCGTACGAGGTCTTGCAATCAAAAAAGAACGGACGACTATCGCTCACGGCCCTCGAGATCAAAGAGCTCATAGTCGTCTACAAACAAAAAGTAAAACTTACACAACTATGAGACACGGCTCACTTTTCAGCGGAATCGGCGGCTTCGAGCTCGCGGCTGAGTGGACTGGCTGGACAAATATCTTCCACTGTGAGTGGAACAAGTTCGGCCAGCAAGTACTCAAATATCACTTTCCAAAATCTATAAGCTATGAAGACATCACAAAGACAGACTTCTCTCTTCACAGAGGAGACATCGACATCCTCACCGGAGGCTTTCCCTGCCAGCCATACTCAATGGCAGGAAAAAGACTGGGGAAAGAGGACGAGCGACACCTCTGGCCCGAAATGCTTAGAGTCATTCGTGAAACTTCCCCGCGCTACGTCGTGGGCGAAAACGTACGCGGCCTTGTTAATTGGGATGGAGGGCTGGTCTTCGACGAGGTGCAAGCTGATCTGGAAGCTCTCGGCTACGAAGTCCTCCCGGTACTACTTCCAGCTTGTGCCGTCGGTGCTCCGCATAGACGCGATCGCATCTGGTTTGTTGCCTACTGTGACAGCATTCGACAGCACGAATGCAAGTGCGAACATGAAAAGCACGCAGGTCAAAGAGGGATCAATGCACTCAATGACATTGAGCCGAATGATGAGCGAGGGAATGCTACCAACGCCAATAAAGAGCGATTGCACGCCTGCACGCCCATCGAAAAATTGGCAAGGCAGCGATTTAGGGGGTTTCATAAACAGGGGGAATACTGGGAAAATTTTCCAACTCAACCCCCAATTTGTGGCGGAGATGATGGGCTTTCCTACGGACTGGACGGAATCACCTTTCCAAAGTGGCGAAACGAAAGCATAAAAGCATACGGGAATGCAATCGTTCCGCAGGTAGCGCATCAAATTTTTAAGGCTATACAAGAACACGAAAACAATTTAAAATTCAACACATGATAACAATCGACAACAAGCCTCACAAGAGGACGGAACACTTCAAGGGCACAATCACGCTGCCACTATCAGACGAGGCGAAGCCGAACTACGACTTCGAGCTTCTCAAGATCACGAACGGGAGTGTCACCTACGACGTAAAAATCGACCCGAGCTACCAGCTCAGCGCGGAGCACTTCAATATACTGCGCAGGACGATCCTCTACAACGTCGGCAAGGAGCAGGTCAACTGGAGAGCACAAGAGAAGGAGGGCAAGCCATGAGCAAGATACAAGAAGACATTCACATCACGGAAGTGATAGCTCAAGACCTCTACGACATCGACGGCAGCGCAGACAGAGAGTACTCGGCAGTCATTAACGGCCTGCGAGTAATGTATAACACGGACGGCATAACCAGAGGCCACATGTCACGCATCGAATGGGTGCTACTAGCACTCGACTCATATTTGTATAAACAAGAGCAAGAGAATGAAGGAGGTGAAGATGACAAGTAGAGACCACGCGCTGAACCTCTTCGATGAGTACTACGACATGCTCGCCAACGTCGTCCCAGATATGTCGCTCAAAGGTCGACGCATGCGCAGAACGGCAGCTCAAGCCTGCGCGATGCTCTTCATTGAACACATGCAACAGCATTGCAACGAGGAACTCACGCAGTACTGGCGAGACGTCGAAGCCGAACTTCAAATACTTGAGCCATGACGAGCCGAACATATACAGAGCAAGAGGTCGCACGCATCGCAGAGCTGCGCCTCCTGCGCTACGAACTGCTCAAAATCGAAACAACGAACCGCAGCTATCACCGCAACCGCTACCGAATTAAGGCAGTGACCGGAGAGCTCTGGCAATTAACCCAAAACATAGCATACAGATGAAAATCACCAGCACAAACGACGGCGGCGTACTTATCGCACTGTCGGCAGAAGAGATCGGCGCACTCTTGAAAGCGTCAAAACAGACCGACATGTTTGTCGAGCCGAGGGCAATCAGCGAGAACATATACAAGGGACTGAGGTCAAACACTCGAGACTTCGTAGACGAGCTACGTGACCGCTACGACGGCGCATGGATTGAAACGAAGACGGACCAGTTCCAAAACATTCGACACAAACATCAAATGGTCCACCTGTCGTCTATGTTCAGACTGCTCGAGGACCGGGGCGGCATGTTATGCGAGCGCGAGGCAGGAAAGCACTCACGCATCCGCTTCCTGTGGTGAGTCGGTTACAAACTGTAACCGGTTACAGAGGGTCGAGAGGCCCTCTTTTTTTTTAGCCGTAGCTGTACTTCCCGTAGTTCGGGTACAGCTCGAAAAACATGCGCATCATGAGCGCGTCGGCATAGTCTGGACTCACGCCGTGCTGTCGACTGATCTCGTCCTTCGATGAAACGGAGAGCTTTCCGTCAGCCTCTGGACGTTTGCGCTTGATCATGTCCAGCTCTCTCATGATCGTGTCGCGGTGAGTGTGTGGGAAGACTATGCTCCTCGACTCGATGCGCTCGGCGAGCTTATAATAGCACTCGGCTTTGAGGTGAACGAACCGCTCCGGGTGCACCGCTCTCGATCCGTTCATAAACTCACGACAGCGGAGCACGTCGCACAGACCTCCTCCGACACCGTCAGCGTCCGCAATCACGTTCCGCGTCTCTACGCTATGTTTGCTCTGGAGCTGTCTAATAACGCGCACAACCTCGTCGACTCTTTGCTTTCTGAGCTCGTGTATCTCGAGGCACTCAAGACCTCGCCAGAGAGCGATCACGGTCCTGTCCTTCCCGAGTCGAGCGACGTCACAAGTGAGGTACATGTCGCCGCTCATCTTCTCGTCGCGGAAGGCGTGGGCCATGTTCTCATAGCCGAAGAGACCGTCTGCGCTCTCGTCGTACTCCCATATCCCATATTTCAGTCGCTGCCTGTCGATCTCGTGCAGGTCTTCCAGAGTCTCGAGGTAGGTCGAGGGGAGGTGAGGGTTCTCACTGGCAAGCGACTGAACGAAGGCACGCTTCGGACTCATCACGCCGTCGCGCCATGGGACATAGAACTCGTGATACAGCCAACCTTTGTGGGGGTTGCACGTGAGGAGCATCTTCGGCCCAAGGTCGTACTCCTTCATTCGATAGCGGAAGCATGAGCTCAAGACCTCAACGGCACGCCTTGACACCTGCGCAGCCTCATCGACCCACGCATCCGTGAGCTCGAGACCTTGCAACTGTTGGAACTCGGGGTCTGAGGGGTACGCAAAGAGGTCCTTGAGCAGTATCTCGCTTCCATTTGAGAACGTGATCACATTCGACTGCGCATTGAACATGACGTCTCGATCAATACGGAGGCCATAGAGGCCACAAACCTCAAAGAACGTCTTGAGGGTCGTCTTCTTGAGAGTGTCGAGCTTGCTGCGCCCTATTAAGCCACGAGTGCCGGGGTACTTCATGCGTCGCTGTATCTGCCAGACTGATCCGGTGAACGACTTCGCACCGCCGCGACCTCCTCCAAAGAGCACCCAGTCGACAGGTGAGTCGACTGTGAGAGCTTTGAAGCACTCTATTTGCTTCGGCAGGAACTCGATTTTTGACATTAGAACGGCAGGTCGTCGGAGGGAGGAGCTTCTGGCGTCGGTGTCGGAGTGGTCGCACGTTCTGAACTTTCGGGATCAGAGAACGAGAGCGAGAGATAGCGCTCTTCGCCTTTGAACTTTGTCCATGCCGCTATCCGGTAGGTCTTCCCGTCTATGAGTGCTGTCCCGTTCATTACGGGG